TGTCAAGTTTATTGATTAAGTCCTGAGACAGAGCGGGTAATACTATTTCTTCATTCATCTCTATATCCTATATCGTCCAGTTCCGACGGGAGCTTTCCTTCTTTAATCTTTTCTTCAGTCCAGCACCAAGCCGAAGCATTCCACAAGATAGCAGCCGCATGGTCTTCAGAGTTGTCCCCCTCAGCCAGCCCCAACAAATGTCTAAACATCGAGTCATATAATCTACTTAAAGGGAAACCTCTTTTCCAGTTGTTGTCTCCGTAAAGCTTTCCGCCATCTTCAAATCTTTTTGCGAGACGGCGAAGGGCGACTGGAGGAATAAGGCTGGGTCGTCCCCGTCCATCATCCCCGTCACGCTTAGCCCCTGTTGAGAAATCTCTAGTATATCCTTGGTTTGGTAGTTCTTTGGTATCCATAATTTTTTAATAGTGTTTGTTCTGAAGCAGTAGTTATCACTGCGGAGGAGTCGTGCCATCCATGCATTCATCAATGCGTCTTGTTCAGAGAGTCCTGCTTTCTCGTAACATGTTACAACAGTCTCCCATGTGTATCCGTCCTTCTCCAGTATCCGTTCCGCTTTCACCACACCCACGCCGGGCACTCCGCTATATCCATCCGTATGATCTCCTGCTATGGTTTGTATCAAGTGATAGTTATCCGCCTCTTCCTCGCTTGGTTGGTGGTACTCTCCCTTGTTATAATCAAAGAATATACCGGGTACACTCTTGAAGTCTTTGTCTATACTAACCACGATAGTCTCTTCATCCATTGCTTTATCAGTAGCTAATATAGATATAACATCATCCGCTTCGAGGTTCGCCCACAACACACCACCTAACTCGTCGATGATCCATTGCTTTACTTGTCGTAAGATGATGGGTAGTCGAGACTTAGCACGGTTTGCTTTGTAGTCTGGGTTTAATTTACGACGGAAGTTCGCACGGTCTGATAGACACAGCACTACATTCTCCGTCTTTAGTTTCTCTTGGAACTCTACGATACGATTGACCACACGAGCTTTAGCTAATGCCATGTCTGCGTGGACCGTCCACAGTTCATCCTTCCAATGTATTGATTCTTCGGCGACCACCGATGCCTCGAAAGCGAGGACATCAGCGTCGATCAGTAATGTTGTTTTGGTTTTACTCATAATAGGCACTCCAGTTGTTTTGGTACTTTTTGTATTTAGATTTACTTGGGTTGTCAGGGTATAGCTTGATCGTCTTACTGTTTATCAATGACCTCGGTATCATCCACCACTCTTTTAATGGAGAGATATAAATACCTACAATATCAATATCATCCGACATGTGTTCTTTTACAGATGCTCCGCATGAAGAGTTAACAGTGTAAGCTGACTTGTCCCGAACGCTTGTGCTTTTGATTTGTACCTTCAAGTCTCCGGCTGGGCAGTGAACAATAAAGTCCCACGGCATAGGAGTGGTAGGTACGTGTGGTTCGAAGTCCCGCTCTAAACATTCTGTTATGAACCGTGTCTCTGCTATCGCTCCTATTCTTTGTGCGTTTGAACTTGGCATCTTATCGTTGTGTTGTTGTCTCCAGTCGTAGTTAACTGTAAGGTCTTGCTTATCATAGACATCGGCGAGGGTAGTGTACATATCATATTCTATTTCTGTCATTAATGTGTCTCCGCCCAGTTGTTTCCGATCTTAAACTCACCGTCTAAACGCACGTTCAGCTTCAGTTGTTTCCCTGCGTGTTGTATAGATTCAACTGCTAACTTACCAAACATCTCTGCTTTATCAGGTGTCACCTCTGCTTGGAACTCGTCGTGTATGTTAGCTACGAATGCATACTCTCTACCGTGTTGCCACCTTAATCCGTTCAACAAATGAAACAGTTGGATCAGTGCTACTTTCATAACGACTGCACCAGCTGATTGTAATAACATGTTTAGTGCTGCGTGACTACTACGTATCGGAAGAATGCGTCCGTCTAAACCGATCAACTCTCCACCGTGTTTTACTTTGCGTTGTACATCAGCTTGTAAACGAGCGAGTGCTGGTAGACTACTGAAGAACTTACGTTTTAGTTTCTGTCCTTCCGCTGCTCCTCCTCCAATTATCTGACCCATCTTCTGGTCGCCAGCACCATACAAAAGTGCATAGATCATAGTCTTAGCTTGGTCCCTTGTTTCTAAACCTGCTGCCTGTTGATTGACTGTGTGTACATCTCCTTCGGTCACAATCTTAGCGTATTGTCCACCGTCGTAGAACGCCATGTAGTGGGCAAGCATACGAAGCTCAAGTCCAGATGCATCACACCCTACTAACTTGTATCCGTTACGCACTGTGAATAACTCTCTACATTTCTCTCCGTATTCTAACCGTGAGCTAGGTACTTGTGCTAAGTTCGGGGAACTATGAGTGCATCTACCTGTAACTGCTCCGTTGGTATTTACTTTTCCGTGCAAGATTCCATTCTTCTGTAGTTTCAACCATGCGTTCTGTCCTTCCGATAACTGACCGAGTCTCTTTGTTACCATTAAGTAATCCAGTAAGTCCTTGGCTATTGGATGGTCTATGCTAGTGAGTGTCTGCTCATCTATCTTTGGTTTAACTCCGTCAGATTCAACAGGAAGTTCTATGCCTAAATTATTAAACACTTCTTTTATTTGTGGTCTGCTTCCGGGATTAAATGGTTCTACTTTTTCTTTGAGGTCCATCTTAACAGCATCGTTAACATAAGCTAACTTCAGCTTGGCTTCTCTTAACTTCTCACGAAGTAGTCCCTTGGTTTCAGCTTGGTATAAAGTACCTTCAGCTTCTACCTCCCAACCCTTAGCTGTCTTCATTGTTGTAATCTTAGGCGGTACTTTCTTTTGTAGTTCATCTAAGAGTCCAGCTCTTCTCATTATCAACTCAGCTTCTAGTAATTCTGCTTTCCTTATATCAAACTTAAACCCGTGTCGCTCTTGCATACAAATAACAAACCTGAACCAATGTTCTATAGCTATCATCTCTTTGCTTGGCTTGTGCTTGAATAGGAAGTCGTGCAGTAACTGAGTAACAATAACATCACGCTCACAGTACTTCCGCATCTCTTCGTTGTAGCTGTTGAACGCTCCGTCTTCTTCTCCGTATGTAAGCTTGGTTGTGCTACCCATCCTGTGTCCCCACGCTTTCAGCGAGTGACTACCAACGAGTGCTTTATCGAATCCGTTCCGTCCGAAGTCATCGTTCCGTAGATCAGGAAACACACAGCGACTAACAACAAGTGTATCCAATACTTTAATCAGTGGTGGTGAGAAACCATACAGCTTCTTGAGTGCTGGTATATCAAAGTCAATGACGTTGTGTCCGACGATACGGTCTGCTTTCTGTAGCTCTAACAATCCACGCTCTATACTTTCCCCGTGAAACGTCAGCATCTTAGGGATCATTGGATCGTAGATAGATAGACAGTGTACAGTGTGAAGGTCTGAGTAGGTGGACCAATCGTTAATGGCGTTGGTCTCTATATCAAAGAATAGTGTTCGTGTCATATTTAGAATGGGTTATTGGTTTCATCGTTTGTTGGTTTGAACACATCAGGAGTATACCGTCCAGTGTCTCCGCTGTAGTAGAGTGTGTCGCAGTGTCCTGTCTGTCCGCTGAATCTATTCTTCAGTACTCGGACTCGTGTCTCGTTGCTTATTGTTTCTGATTGTTGGTTACGCTCCAGACCGATCACCATGTCCGACAGCTGTGCGATTGCTTGTGATCCTCTTAGGTGGTGTAGACTTACTCGTCCTCCTTCTTCGTGTCCGCTATCGACACGCTTCAGATGGCTGACAAGTACCATACCACATCCTGTCTCTTCAACAAGACTCCTAAGTTTAGTCATAGTGTTGTCGATCAACCGTCGCTCGTCGTCTCCCTGTATACCACTAACAACAATCGATAGGTGATCCAAGAATATCCACTTACAATCGTACCCCTTTACCAAGTACTTTATCTTACCTAGTAAGTTGTCGCTATCCATCGAGCCGAAGTGATCGTAGGTGTAGAAGTTCCCGTTACCTACCGTCTCTTCAAACGCTGGTCGCAGTACCTCCTCACTTGTATCGTCTTCTTCTAAGTGGATAGGTTTGTTTATGTGGATGCCCATGATACCAAGAGCTGTGCGTCGTACGCTTTCTTCAAGAGCTATATATCCTACCTTCTCTCCAAGTTGTAGTATGTGGTGTGCTATCTCTCTACAAAATAACGACTTACCGATACCACTACCTGCACAAACGGTAACAAGTTCTCCTTGTCTAAGTCCTAGTGTCAGCTCGTTCAGTCCGGCATACGGATAAGGTATAGATTTACTGTGTTGCTTATCAGCGATAACATCCCACAGTTCTTTACCGTTTACGATACCGTCTGGTCTGTACTCTCTTGCATCGAACAAGCAACTGACTAACTCCTTTGCTCGTCCAGCTACTAACATATCAGATGGGTCCTTCAGTGGTATCTCTGCGATGTACGCTTTGCCGGGTGTTAAGAGGGCTGCACATTCTGCTGCTCCCTTTCGTCCGACATCATCCATATCAAAACAGAAGACCACTTGTTCGTAACGATCTAACCAATCGATTGCTTGAGCTACATATTTCTTAGCTGCTCCTGCTCCGTTCGGTACAGATACGACGGGCCACTTGTTATCCATAGCTTGGCTGGTACTAAGAGCGTCGATCTCTCCTTCCACTACAACAACACGACGACCGCCGTCTCGCCACAGGTGCTGACCGTACAATCCTAGTAGCTCACCTTTGATGTGGAACTTCTTGTTAGGTGTACGAATCTTTTGTCCGCACGTCTTACCGTCTCGTGTTTTATAGTTAGCTATCTGTACAGGCTCACCATTATATACACCACACCAGTACCCCCACTTCCGACAAGTGTCTTCCGTTAGGTTGCGTCGTGCTATTGCTTCTGGTTCTCCTCTTACATAATCTCTCGGTGTTGGGGAGGTGGTTTGGTTCTTCATTCGTCCGGCTCCACGGTGATCGTCGCAACTGAAACAATGGGTGCTACCGTCGTCGTTTGTGGAGAGGGCGTCTGAACTTCCGCACTTACTGCATGGTTGATGGGTGGTTGTGAAAGCCATGATTTTGGTATAGTTTTATTTGCATATTGTATGTTTTTCTTTTCGCACCAAACAGCGTAGGTGGTGTCACTTCCCTTACGAATCTTGTTGGAAGCATTCATAAATACTAGTCTTATGTCTAGGTGTGGATGTTGCTCTCGGACTAGTAAATGCTTCTTCCGATCCTCCACCGTCCATACACCTTTAGCTTCTATGATGATGCCGTTAGGTAGTATGAAGTCAGGAGTATAAGTAGCAGTCTTTGTGTACTCTAACTTGATCGACTCGTATTGGAAGCTAACACCACCACGCTTAAGTTGGTTGGCTAGTGTAGCTTCAAATCCGGATCGGTAATTAGAAGTTCGCTGTGAGCGTTGTCTCTTCTTCTTCCGCATCAAAGGCTCCGGTCAAGTCTTCACCTCCATTAGCGATGTATCCTTCTTCCGAAGTAAACCCGAATGCATCCGCACTTGGACTGTTTACACCACCGTTGGATAGTTCGATCACTTGTACAGCACTCAATTCAAAGGTCACCCCAAACCCCTGACTAGCTACGTACCAGAACTTCGGACGGAATGCTACGTTCACTTTGGAACCACCCCATACTTGTACATCCTCAGGTAACTTATTACCAGCGGCGTCGAACAGAGCGATAGATAACTCGTACTCTGTACCGTCCCGTCTTCTACCTCCAGCTTTCAGCTTGGCTTTCAACATGTGTCCGCCATCTACCTCAGTAAAAGGTAACCCCTTCTGCTCGATCTTCTTGCCGGGATTAGCTTCCATGATGTCTCGTAACTCAGCCTCATAGATCGGCTTTAACTTCTGTACGATTCCTTGTTTTGTTTCTTCATCGATCACGAGGTCGCAACTATATATCCCAAACTCATCAAACCTTTTATTCGGTTCATTCAAGTGGGCATATCTAGCTGTGCCTTGTGCTTTTATTATGTCGTGTTTCTTACGTGCTTTTACCATTTCTCTTCGTGTGTTATTGGTTATTAAGATAACAGATACTGCTGGCGTTTAACTGCGGACACATCTAAGTCTCCAAGCTCCGGCACATCAGGCAGTACTGCATCTGGGTTGTTGTTGATTTGCTCCGCACGGAACTCAGTCAGGAGATCAACAGTGAAAGTCTTTGTATATGTTTCTCGTACA